TGTTGATGGTGTAGGGTTTGTACAAGAAAAGGCTTTAAAATTCTGTAAACAACAAGAGTTACAGAAGGTTATGACAAAGGCTCAAAAAATAATTGATGGAGGTGAATTTGAAAATTATGACACTCTTGAAGAATTAGTTAGAGATGCTTTGTTGGTTGGAAATAAAGATACATCAATGATGGACGTATTTTCCAATCTTGACCAAGTACTTGAAGAAGATTACAGACACCCAATTCCTATGGGTATTCCAGGTATTGATAGGTTATTAAAAGGGGGTCTTGCTAAAGGTGAAATTGGTGTTATCTTGGCACCAACAGGGGTAGGTAAATCTACTGTGTTGACTAAGATGTCAAACCACGCTTTTAATCTTGGGTTTAATGTTCTACAAGTCTTCTTTGAAGACAACCCAAAGGTTATCCAAAGAAAACATTTTACTTTATGGACAGGTGTCCATCCTGACGATTTGTCTGACCAAAAAGACAATGTGATGAGTAAAGTAAATGAGATTCAAACGGATATGCCAAATAAGTTAATCTTGAAAAAACTACCTTCAGACACAATGACTATGTTGCAAATCAAAAATCAAATTAGAAAGATGGTTGCAGATGGTATAAAGATCGATATGATAGTTTTGGATTACATTGACTGTATAGTTCCTGATAAGAACTTGGGTGACGAATGGAAGAGTGAAGGTTCGGTTATGAGAGCATTTGAAGCTATGTGTCATGAGATGAATATTGTAGGTTGGACCGCAACACAAGGTAACCGATCCTCAATCTCATCAGAAGTGGTGACAACAGATCAAATGGGTGGGTCAATTAAAAAGGCACAAGTAGGTCACGTTATTATTTCGGTAGCTAAAACATTACAACAAAAAGAATTAAAGTTGGCAACTATCGCAATAACAAAATCCAGAATTGGTGATGACGGAGTAGTGTTTGAAAATTGTAAGTTCGACAACGCAATGTTGGAGATAGATACAGAAAGTACAACAACGTTCTTAGGTCTTGAAGAACAAAAAGAAGAAAGACAACGACAACGAGTTAAGGAACTCTTAGAAAAGAGAAAACAACGAGAAACACAGTCAAATTAACAAATAAGTAAATTTATAATAAATGGAAAAAATACTAGTAGAAAATCCTAGTCGATTTGTCATCTTCCCTATTGAACACAACGATATATGGGAATTTTACAAACAACACCAAGCGGCGTTTTGGACCGCAGAAGAGGTGGATTTAACAAACGATATCAGAGATTGGGAAACATTAACAGAAAAAGAAAAATATTTTATTAAGAATATATTATCATTTTTCGCAGCTTCAGACGGAATTGTTAACGAAAACTTGGCAGAAAACTTTTACCGAGAAGTACAATACCCCGAAGCAAAATTCTTTTATGGATTCCAATTGGCGATGGAGAATATTCACTCACTTATGTATTCATTACTGATCGATACGTACATCTCAAACGCAAAAGAAAAGGATGAATGCTTCAATGCGATAGACAGATTACCGGCGGTTCAGAAAAAAGCGAAGTGGGCGTTAGAATGGATTGAAAAGGCATCATTTGCAGAAAGATTAGTCGCATTTGCTGCTGTTGAAGGTATCTTTTTTTCAGGTTCATTCTGTTCTATTTTTTGGTTAAAATCAAGAGGTATCATGCAAGGTTTATGTAATGCTAACTCTTTAATCTTTAAAGATGAAAATTTACATTGTGATTTTGCAATTCACTTATTAAACAATCACGTTGAAGATAAACCAAGTGAAAAGAGAATTAAAGAAATTTTATTATCCGCATTGGAAATTGAAAAAGAATTCATCACTGAGTCATTACCTGTTTCTTTAATTGGTATGAATTCAAACTTGATGAAACAATATCTTGAGTTTGTTGTTGATGGATTGTTACTTAAATTTGGATGTAAAAAAGAATTCAATGTTGAACAACCATTCAAATTCATGGAACAAATTGCGGTTGAAACCAAAGGTAATTTCTTTGAATCAAGAACAATGGAATATCAGAAGGCAAAACTGAATGAAACAATAACATTTACAGACGACTTTTAAATATTAGATTATGTCATTAAAAATTATTAAACGAGGTGGTGAGATTGTCTCATTTAATCCACAAAAGATTTACAATAGAGTAAAACGATCTGCGAAAGGTTTGAATGTAAATTCAGACGAGATCTTTATTAAAGTTATCACTTCAGTACCAACTGAAGGTGAAGTAACAACAAAAGAACTTGACAAGTTGGTTTACGAGATTGCAGCTTCTTATACCGGTAGTCACCACGACTATTCAAGACTAGCATCATCTGTTGCAATTTCTTCATACCATAAAGAAACAAATGATAGTTTTTCACAGACTATGATGCAACTTTATGAGGACGGAATTATCAATGAGAAACTTATTGAGACCATCAAAGAATACGGTGAAGATACAATTGATGCTGTAATTAATCACGAAAATGATTACAACTTCGATTACTTCGCTTGGAGATCATTACAAGAAATGTATCTATTGAAAAGACCAAACGGTAAAGTTATTGAAAGACCACAACATATGTACATGAGAGTTGCGTTATGGGTTACTTCAAACATAACCGATGCGTTTGAATACTACAGATCATTATCAGAGCAATTAATCTCAAAGGCGACACCAATTATGATTAATTCAGGTACTAAAGTTCCTCAATTGGCATCTTGTGTACTTCATTATAATGATGCGGACTCAAGAAAAGGTTTATTAGATACTTTAACAGATATTTCTACATTCTCATCAGACGCTGCGGGTATTGGACTTTCTATGTCTAACATCCGTAGTAAAGAAAGTAGAATCTCTAGTTCAGGTGGATATGCTGGTGGTTTATTAAAATACCTCAAAATTGTAAATGAGTCACTTAGATTCTTTAATCAACAAGGTCGTAGACCAGGTTCAGCAGCTATCTATCTTGAGCCTTGGCACAAAGATATCTTTGATTTGTTAGATATTAAAAAGAATACAGGTGCTGAAGAATTGAGAGCTCGTGATTTATTTACGGCACTTTGGATTCCTGATAACTTCATGAGAGCTGTCAGAGAAAATGCTGATTGGTATTTGTTTTGTCCTAATGATATTACGAAAGCAGGACTAAAACCATTACAAGAATGTTATGGTGAAGAATACGAAGAAGTTTATAACAAAGCGGTGTCTATGGGTCTTGGTAAGAAAGTTAAGGCTCAAGACATTTGGACTAAAGTTATTGAATCTCAGGTTGAAACTGGTGTTCCTTACTTGTGTTCTAAAGACAACGCGAATAGGAAAACTAATCACCAAAACATCGGTGTGATCAAACAATCAAACCTTTGTAACGAAATTTATCAATACACTGACGAGGAGACAACCGCAATTTGTACGTTATCTTCTATGGTATTAAAAAACTTTATTAAGTCAGGTAAATTTGATTTTGAACTTTTATTTAACGAAGTTAGAAAAGTTGTAAGATCACTCAATAAAGTCGTCGATATTAACAATTACTCAACTGAAAAGGGTAGAAAAGGTGGATTAGAACAAAGAGCAATTGCGATTGGAACACAAGGTTTAGCCGATGTATTCTATTTGATGGATTATATTTTTACTTCTGAAGAGGCTAAAAAATTGAATAGAGATATCTTTGAAACTATCTATTACGCGGCAATCTACGAAAGTAATCAGTTGTGTATGAACGGTAATTACAAACCTTACGAGTTCTTCAAAGGGTCACCAATGTCTCAAGGAGTATTCCAATACGATATGTGGAATGTTGATGAAACACAACTATCAGGAATGTGGGATTGGAGTAAGTTAAAAGAAACTGTTAAAACTCACGGTGTTTGTAATTCATTGTTTACGGCTCAAATGCCTGTAGCATCTTCAGCAAAGATCACAGGATCTTATGAAATGACAGAACCCGCACACTCAGCAATATTTAACAGACGAGTTGTAGGTGGTGAGATCATGATTGTGAACAAATATCTAATCGCCGACTTTGAAAAAATAGGTATATGGTCTGAAGATTTGAAGAATGAAATTATTATGAACGAAGGGTCAATTCAGAATATTAATTTCAATAACTACTTAGATCCTGAAGATAAGAACTATAATAAAAAAGTTAAACGAATTGAACATTTAATCCCTAAATACAAAACAATTTGGGAGATTTCGCAAAAACAACTTATTGACATGGCGGCAGACAGAGCACCATTTATTGATCAATCACAATCAATGAATATCTATATGTCTAACCCAACATTATCAAAGATTACATCATCACACTTTCACTCTTGGGAAAGTGGATTGAAAACACTTTGTTATTATGTAAGAACTAAAGCTATTTCAACAGGAGCAAAACATTTGGCAATGGACATCTCAAAAAAACAGAAACCAAAAGTAACACCTGAACCACCAAAAGTTGAATATAGTAATCTAAATTTACCACCAAAACCTGAGAATTCAGATTTTGAATGTTTTGGATGTTCATCTTAATCACGACAATGTGTTGCGATTATTATAATAGATTGATATAAGAAAAATAATAAATCACGATTTCGGTCGTGATTTTTTTTTCTATATGAGATATTTATAGTAAAATAATTATTATGAATAGAAGCTTTAGTAAAAAAAGACACATTCAAGAAGCTAACGAAAAATTAGAAAAAAGAATGTTAACTGAAAAAAGTTGGTTTGATAAAATAATTCACTCATTTTCTGGTGGTGATAAAAAAGAAGACTTGCCGTTTGATGGTGGTGGTGAAAAATACAACGAAATTGGACAAAAATTATTGGATTTTGAAAAAAATGACCCGTACACTGACGTAACTTATGAATCTATGGAAAACAATCCTCTCGGAATAAGAAAATACGTAATCAAAAAAGTAGATAATTGTTCTGAAAATAAAGTTTCTTATGATCCGCCAACTAAAATGGTGATTGTAAGTTATTGTAATTATGATGGTGAAAAGTTTGTTGAGGATATCGAGGAAAAAGGTGATAAAATGTGGGATGATATACAAAAACAAGCCGAAGAAAAAGTGATGATAAGTAAAAAGAGATATTAAAACAATTGACATTAAACGAATATTCTGAACCCTCCCCAAAAAGGAGGGTTTTTTATTTGATCTAATTTTTACTTAAAAAAAACCTAACTTATATTTATATGTGATATGGCAAATGGTATTACATATGGTATTTCTTTTCCTTTTGTGGATTCGTTCACGGGTAGATACTTAGATGTTACAAATTCTACTGAAGGTGAGATTAGATCAAACTTAGTTCACTTACTTTTGACTAGAAAGGGATCAAGATATTTCCTACCTGATTTTGGTACGCGTCTTTATGAGTATATTTTTGAACCTTTAGACGGACCAACATTCTCGGACATTGAATCTGAAATTAGAGATACGATAGGTAATTATATGCCAAATCTACAAGTGACTAATATTACTGTTGAACCAGCATCTGCGGGATTAGAAGATAAAGGATATACGGTAAATATGGATGGTGAACGAGAATTTAGGGTTACCAACATTTCTCAATTAGAACACACGGCAAGAATTAAAATAGATTATAGAATAACAGATTCTGCTTTTGAATCTAGTGATTTTATTATTATCAATATTTAATAGTATATGGCAGAAAAGAATATATCTTATACAGTCCGAGATTTTCAAGGAGTAAGAACTGAGTTAATTAACTTCACTAGAACGTATTATCCCGATCTAGTTCAAAACTTTAATGACGCAGGTATTTTCTCTGTTATGTTAGATTTGAATGCGGCGGTCACAGATAACCTTAACTTTCAAATTGACAGAAGTATCCAAGAAACTGTATTACAGTTTGCACGACAAAAAAATTCAGTTTATAACATTGCAAGAACTTATGGTCTAAAAGTACCAGGTCAAAGACCATCGGTTGCTTTGATTGATTTCTCAATTACTGTACCTGCTTTTGGGGATAGAGAAGATTTAAGATATTGTGGTATCTTAAGAAGAGGATCTCAAGTTAACGGTGCGGGACAACCTTTCGAAACTGTTTACGATATTGATTTTGCGTCACCAATAAATGCTGAAGGATCACCAAATCGAGTTAAAATACCAAATTTTGACTCAAGTGGTAAACTTATTAACTATACTATTGTTAAAAGAGAAGTCGTTGTCAATGGTATTACAAAAGTATATAAGAGAGTGATTACCGCTAATGATGCAAGACCTTATTTAGAATTATTTTTACCTGAAAAAAATGTATTAGGTATTACAAGTGTGTTACTTAAATCTGGTACTCAATACTCAACAATTCCACAACCACAAGATTTTATTACAGTTGGTCCTGAAAGATGGTTTGAGGTTGATGCTTTGGTGCAAGATAGAGTTTTTATTGAAGACCCTACTAAAGTTTCGGATCAACCAGGTATTAAAGTTGGTAGATACATTACAACATCAAATAAATTCATTAGTGAATATACACCTGAAGGTTTCTGTAAAATGACTTTCGGTGGTGGTAATATTTCCGCTGAAC